TATATTGCCGTATGTTGTTGTTCTTAACAACATCCCGAGCAAGGTTGATGTATGCTTTTTTAATTGTTCGTAAATCTACTATCATCTGGAACCTCTCTGATAAGGTCTTGTCACTCTGTTCAACAACAGAGGATCATATATTGATCCCACATTTATATTGAAATTATTATCAAAATTCATCTTACTGATAACGATATTACCGAAAAAACCAGCACAGCATAACAAAACAGAATCCTTGACGCTATTCATTTTTTCTTGAATCTGTGGATACAATTCTCTATCTGTCTTCCAAGCGTTTTTCCTGTTTATTTTCCATGTCTTCTTTATGTTCAATCCTAGATTTACTGTGTTTGCATCTTGAGAGCAGACTAGATAGATGTCTCTTTTTAGCAATTCCTGTAGAAGTTCTTTCTTGCATCTTTGATAGAAGTTGCAGAATATACGAGAGCAAGTATATCTTTCTCGTGGAAGATTACCCAACGAAACAACCATTTGTCTCTGTTTTATGAATTCGTTTTCTGGTCTATCTTTTTCCGCTGGTTTGTATGTGTAAGATTGCACTCCGACATAATAATTCGGATGATTTATTTTTGCTGCTTCTTCCAGTTCCTTGACATACAAAGAATTTGATTCTGTTGTAGGTTCGAAAGACAACTCTGGTCTATCGAGTTTTTGTTCTTTTAATAATATTCTACTCTCACCTTCACCGAATCTTACTAGGGAAAAATGTTGGTTGTTTTTCAATCTTTGCAAAAAGTAGTCAAACTCTTGCTCGGAATATTTGTAATCTTTTTCTTTGGAATAATTTGTCCAATCAGAAAAGTATTCCCATTGCTCATTTGTGTACGGCATTCACTTTTCCTTTCAGTTTTCTACTGGCTTGAGTATGTTCTATGACGACAGGTTTTTGTGGTTCGAACCAAGGAGCATCAAACACCCTGCAATATGTTTGGGGAAAACAGAATGTCTTCAGTCCTTCCTTATCGTGTTTATCCCACACCTTCTGCAAACTCTGTTGTTCCCATACTGTGGGATTCTTGGTTGCTTCCTCTCTCCACGCATATATGAGATCCACTGCTCTGGTGGTGTTGTTGAAATACATCGTTCCACCAGCAAGTGCTTCGTTCCCTCTATGAGGTCCCCAAGGACGAAGATGTGAATTTCTTTTTTGATTCCACACATCAGGAATCCAATAACAACCAAAATCGTATAGATCTAGTTTATCAAATAAAGAAGGAACATCTTTAAATCTTGCATCGGCATCAACCCACAATACACCACAACCAAATTCATTCAATGCTTCCAACACAACTTCTGCTTTCATTGTGCAGTTGTGAACCCAAGATCCCTTGCTAGGTTTAGCATATGCCTTTACATCAATACCGAACTTGTAAGCAGAACTTACAAGTTGATCCGCTTCATCTTTGTATTCTGGTGTATAAAATGTTATTACTTTCATTTTAACGCCTCTATTTTACATTCTTTAATATTGCTTCTTTTCTTGCTAAATCAAAATCATGATCAACCATCATATTGATCAATTCTTCTGTGGTGATTTTTGGTTTCCATCCTAATTTTTGTTTTGCTTTTGTAGAATCGCCCAATAATTGATCTACTTCAGAGGGTCTGTAATAAGAAGGATCTATTTCCACATAATCCTTATAGTTCATATTAAATCTAGCAAATGCTTTTTCACAGAATTCACGAACAGAAATCATATTTCCTGTTGCAAGAACATAATCGTCTGGTTTTTCCTGTTGAAGCATCAACCACATACCTTCAACATAATCTCCCGCAAATCCCCAATCTCTTAAAGCATCTAAATTACCAAGATACAACTTATCCTGCAATCCATGATATATTCTACCAACGGCACGAGTAATTTTTCGAGTAACGAATGTTTCCCCTCTTCTTGGACTTTCATGATTAAAAAGAATACCGCAGGATGCGTGCAGATCGTATGATTCTCGGTAGTTTACTGTCAACCAGTGAGCATATACCTTCGCACAACCATAAGGAGAACGCGGATAGAATGGTGTAGTTTCCTTCTGTGGTACTTCCTGAACTTTACCGAACATTTCACTTGAGCAAGCCTGATAATAACGAACTTTCTTTCCATGTCTCTTTTCATAAAGACGAATTGCTTCCAAAACATTCAAAGTTCCTATACCAACCGATTGTCCTGTATAGACAGGAGCATCAAAGGATACACGAACATGACTTTGAGCACCTAGATTGTATATCTCGTCAAAGTGCTGAGTATCAATTAAATTTGCTATAGTGTTGTAATCGGTAAGATCCCCGTAGTGTAAAAACAACTTAGGGTTGTTCATTAGATGTTCTATTCTTGCAGTATTGAAAGAAGAAGAACGACGAATTACTCCATGTACTTCATAACCTTTTTCTATAAGAAAATCTGCGAGATACGAACCATCTTGTCCTGTAATACCAGTAATCAATGCTTTCATGTTCTATTCACTTTCTGTATAACGGATGCCAAATCATGAAGAATAACGGCATCCTTATCACCATGTAATTTATGTATCTGACAATATGACTGAGGCAACCAAGCGGTTTTTGGTTTAACTTCACACCACGCTTCTTGCAAAGTCCACTGATCCCATTTGTTATTTCCTTGTCCATTTCGAATCCAGAGAGAAATAAGATCTCTTACGCTTTGTACATTTCTTAAAAAGATAGTACCAGATTCAAACCATGCAGGATCACCTTGCCACTTTTTTGGAATGTCGATGTATTCTCTACCTACAGGTTTTATTCTTTTAAGACCTGGTTTTGCTCTGATCGCAAAATCCTCACCGATGTCTTTGAACAAATCGGGATACTTCATTATCTTTGCATCAGAATCAATCCACACCACACACGATCCCTCTGGTACTTGAGATAATTTGTCCTGTATATAATTCGCTTTGTAGGAACAATTCTTTACCCAAGAACCCTTGTCTTCTCTCACATCCACATCAATCAAAACACCCACAGACAGGCAAGATTCTTTCAATCTCTGAGCCATCTGTGGGTAAACTCCATTCGGAGTGTGGTAGCAAATCACCTTGAAATCATTCATTTCAACCTCTTCAGTATGTCATCGCATATTTGCTTGTATTGCATCTTCTTGACTTCACTCTTGGTAGGTTGACGATAGTTGACAGCGGGATTTGGAATGTTTTTATATGTGCTGTTGACTTTATACGGAACGGGTGTTATTACTTTTTTTTTATTTCTTCTAGCATACTGGGTTCGAACTTAGGAACCATGCTGGAGAATATGTCTCCGCATTCCCAAGAATACCACTCGAATCCCCTGCTCTTTGCTATTGGATACCAACCCCTCAAGCACTGAGCAACCTGATCTAATGTCTTGGAAAAATTGTGTTTCTTCTTGAGATCATAGTTTTCAGATTTATATGCATATTTCGTCTCTACGCTGGTAGCATGAAGATCGTTTCCTGCAAATATCAACTTCTTCGCACCATTCGAATGGGCCCATTGTATCGCCATGGTTATTGTTTTATGTGGTCCTCTGAAGTAAGGTAGATTTGGAGAAAACAAATCTCTTTCCAAGTTGTCTGTTGCGAGATTACTTTCCCTCACATCGACCACCATGAAGTGTTGCTTTGCTTCTATTCTCTTTAGGTTCGCTCTGTTCTTCGGAATTACTTTGATTATAGAGGGTTCTTCCCACGCATCCTTTCCCTCTTTACCGTGCATCTCGTTCAAGTAGTCTGCAAGAATCCAATAATCCCCTCTTTTCAGGGATCTTATTGCTGTGCTGATCACCACTACTGGTAGTCCTAAACTAAAACAGTCCACCTTGTTAAGAGATGGACCAGAACAGGCGATAACGCAAGTTTGATCAGGAAACAAATTCGACATTTGAATTATACTGTTTTATAGTGTTAAAAAGATCTTCAACATAATTCATCGGATTCATTTCATACACATTCACCATACCATCTTCAGAGGACATTATGATCACGATATTGTCTATCGCTTTACCATATCTCTCCTGATACATTATGGCATAAGCAGTTGCTTGCATGAAATATTCTTTGATATCGCTTATTGGTTTTTCTTTTGAAGCACTCTTGAAATCTATAACTGAAAGTTTTCCGTTGTATTCCGCGATACAATCGACTCTTCCTGCTAATTTAAGAGTATCTGACCAAAGAGTGGTTTCCAATAAATGAATATTGTCTATCTTGTCTATCTCTACTTCTGCTTGTGAGAAAAGAAACAGATCTGCAAAATTTATCTTTTTGCGATCTAGTTCTTCGTTGTTGAGATATTTTTCTACGAGAGAATGGAAACGAGTTCCTCTTACGGTCACTCTCTTTGCTTCATCTGGATTGTTCTTTCGCCACTCTGCAAAGAATGCTTTCTTGGCGTGACCAGTAACTGTCGTCACAGAAGGATAACGATTTCCTTCTGGAGTGACATAGAAGCGTTTACCGTTTTCTTCTATTCTCTGTAATTCTTGTTTGTTTATTTGTACATGATTAAAACTTCGCATTCATAACCTCTATCATCTATTTAGATCGTGCTGAGTCACAAATCTACCAGTTCTTCTATCAATTCCTCCAGATTTTACTGGCGTAGCATCTCTGTGATGTATAGTTCCGACTACTGGGAATTGTACATTCTTGCCGCTCTTCTTTGGTGTTGTTATTTTTAGATGTTCTGGATGGAACTGAACAGAGTGAATTGGGTGTGCGGTTTGGTTGTTATCTTTCGCAAAGAATTTTGTTCCTGAATTTTCATCATGATGGATATAACCAAATCCACCATCGACTAAATCCACACCAATCGTTCGTCCAGGCTCAAGTTGTTGTATTTGTTTAGCAACACCAGTACCCTTGGTTGCTTGTTGCTTTGTGGCTGCAATTCTTGCTGCCAACTCTGCGGCTGCTTTTGCTTTTGCTTCACCTTCAGCAGCACCCTTTGCTGCCGCTGCTGCTTTTACTTCGTCTCTTCTTTTTCGTCCTATTTCCATTGCTGCTGCTTTTGCTGTTTCTTTTCCGTATGTTGATTCTCTAGAACCAAAAGCAGCGCCTGGATCGTTCACCCAAACAGTCTTTCTATCACGAAGATTTGCTTGATATTTCGCAACTCCTGCTCGGGATGCTTCTACAACAAAATTAATTAGTTCTTTGAATTTACGCATAATTGAATTCCTTTTACCTTATTTATAAAGCCACCATCTCTTTCCAGAGATGGTGGCCGGTAGCGAAATTCCGTGTCGGGGACTATGACCCCCAGCCGACGCGCGGTGAATAGCGTAACGACGCTTGCACCGTCCCCACAACCGACTCAGTGAGAAGATTTGGGGCGAACACTAGTATTTATATTTTCCGTTTATTTCATTCTTTCGTAATTTTCATCGCCAGTCAAACCAGTAAATCTGGCGACAGTAGATTTGACACCGCATTTTTTATTCTTTAGTGCTGCTTCCTCTGATTCTAATTTAGACAATAGAGGATGTTCTTTGTGTGCATCGGCAAGATCTCTTTTTCTCTGATCTATTTCTTCTGGAGTAAGGGCTACTGGGTTTCTATTACCAGAAGCGTCTTTTCTCAAAACTTTAGCAACTCTTCCTCTATCTGAGAAATGTTGATGACCAGTAGAAATTTCTTTTTGCAAAGTTTCAATTTCTTCTTGTCTCTTCTCTCTGTTTTCTCTAGATGTTCTGGAAGAGATTGCTGCTTGAGCCTTGCACTTTGTTGTGTCTAGGATTTCTTCACCCTTCTTGTATGCTTCTTTTCCTGCTTGTACACCAGCACCCAACGCTCCTCTTGCAGTACCACTGGTATCCTTGAGTCCTTCCCAAGCACCTTTTGCCACACCTACAGCAACACCTCTACCTACGGTTAATGCTTTTTTACCAAGAAATTTTCCTGCTTTCAATAAACCAGATCCTGCTCTTTTTGCACCTTCTCTGGCCAAATCGGTAAGAAATCCTTCATCCAGTTCTTTCTCTTTAGTGTAGTGTAGAAATGTTTTCATACTAAATCCTTTTATTTGTATTTAGTCACTTTTGTTTTTCTTTTTGTTTTTGGTTTTTCTTTTACACATACAAATTCAACATAATGAAAGTATGCGGCCCAGGCAAATGTCGTTGCCAATCCTAAGTTTAAAACAACTTGAGGCCAATTTGGATTGTCTAATGTCAGAGCATTGAACAATGCACCAGCAGTACACAATCCCAAACCAACCTTTACTGCTATTGTTTTATACCAAGGTAATTGATTTAATTTACCATCTGCTCTACCAAAAACAAAAATGATAAAAGCAGTAAAGGACAAACACAATATCAAGTTTGAAGCAAAATTGATAAGCATCTTGAAGTCTTCCATATTCAACCCTTTTTAGTTTTTTGTTGCTTACGAGTAGATTTCGTCTTGATCATTACTTCTTCGACATGTTCTATTTTCTTATTGAACCATTTTTCTAAAATCAATTCAAGACCCTTTAGGCCCATAAAACCCATCACGAATGCTACAGCATATTTACCATTGGTTTGTACGCCAACTGGTAACACGGACATCACTACTGGAGTCAAATAATTAGCACACGCTGTGCCGGCTAGAATAGAAGCAATCGTAGTGCTTAATTTTTGAGCAGAGTTTTTACTGACAAGCAACAAAGCACCAAAAAAACCTGATACTAGAAAACCAATATCAATACCATAACGAACTAGAAATGCTTCAACTACATTTAAATCATTAGGATTGTTTTGCATAATCTTTCCTTTATTAAGTACATAAATTCATAATAAAGAAAGTAAAACTATTTATCTTCTTCTGCGTTTCAATAGGAATGCAGATATTGCCAACAAACTAAATGATCCTGGCCCTGGAACAGCGTTGGAACCAAAGCCGACATAATCTATGAAATTACCTTGGGTACTGCCACCTACTGCACTAACTGCCTCAAACGAGAATCTTGTAAGATTTCCGATAGAAGTGATGGTGCCATAATTGACTTCCCAACCCATATTTCCGGCAGAAAATTCTTGCTGAAACATGATGGTATCATCACCATTTCCGAATGCTTGATCGGCTCCCAAATCAGTTATAGTCAAACGCATGACATCTATACCGTCTCTGCCACGGTGAGCAAAATGCCAATTTATTGAATTAAAATCTCCCAGGCCATTGACATCTTGGTATAAAGCAGAAGTATAGTTCGCATTCAATTCTGCGAATGTATTGCCCTCGTAAGCAGATACACCAAAGAAACCATTTGCCCAAACTTCAATTAAATTATCAGGAGCAGTTGTTGCCCAGTTCAAGGTAGGGGAAGAGCCACTTACAAAATCGTACCCAAATACTTGAAAATCCTCAAACCCACCATTTACCAAGTCTGCGTTAGTTTGTTCCGCGAAAAGGATCACCGCCGTTGCTGCTGCTATTGTCTGTATTTTTGTCATTTGTGTCTATTTCTCCTATAGGATTTGTTATTTTTTGCTGAACTTCTTGCACATTTTTAAACGAATCTATTATTTTATCTGTCATTTCTTTACCAATAACCGTAACAGCAACCGCTCCTACGATAGTAAGAGTCATTATTTTCTTTTCAAGTGCTGCTATCTTTGCAGATTGCTCTTTTGATTTTTCTTCGCATTCTTTGCGTTTAGAGTCTTTGCATTCGGATAGTTGTTTTTCATATTCAACACAATCACACGATTCTTCTCTAGCCATTGTACCTCCTAAAAAAATGGGGTCACAATAGTATAAAAATCAACGCATGATGAATGACTCTTGTATGTAGGTATTTACCTTAAAAAAACAAACTCCTATTTCTAGGAGTTTGAGCCCATTCAGCTGCGGGATGGCCAATCCCCACTGCTTCAGGCAGCACGACGCATTGGTGCGGCGTTTAAAATTGCAACATTTTTTTAACGACACCTATTGCACGGTAACGGACATCTCCCTGTTGCTTACTTAACGCCAGTCGATTCTGTTCGACCCCGTAGTTAGTTGACACTATGATGGATTACACCATCTATCTTGCTTTGTCGGTCGATTACTAGATAAACCGTTTTACGCAAGCGCATCTCTTGTCAAGACCGCGTTTCCGCCAGAACGCCAATAGTGTCGAATGGAGTCGAGGGGATTCGCACCCCTGTCCTGATCGTCTTTCTTCTTCAGATCATAAATGTCATTAGTATGTATTTTTTGTTTCTTGCTGAAATGGATTATATTTCTTAGTAGGGTATTGGTGTTTCTTATACATGGTGCCGTTGTTATTATTCAGCAACATTTTTGCTTGATTGTTGTTGTGTGTTTGAAGAACATCGAC